CATCAACAATTACGGCAATGGAGATAAGCGCATGAGCATTGATTACGCCGCCGTATTAACCGCCAACTATTCCGGCGCCAAATGGACGCTAAACGGCGACACCTATGACGGCCTCACATGGCTAGACGACACACCGCAACCCACACAAGCCGAACTAGACGCCGCTTGGCCGCAAGTGGATTACCAAAATCAACACGACACCGTAGAACAAGCCCGCCTAGTTGCCTACGAGCAGAAAAGTGACCCCATCTTCTTCAAGTGGCAGCGCGGCGACGCAACAGAAGCCGAATGGCGCGAAGCCGTCGCTAAAGTCAAGCTAGACAACCCATACCCCCCAGCACCGTAATGACATGGGAGAAGGCGTTCTCATTGCTCTTATTGGTGGCGGCTTCTCTGTGGTCGTTGCACTTATTCATCGACTAATGCGCGACAACACACGCGACCACGGCATAGTCGCAGACAGCCTCGACCGCATAGAGACAAAAATCGACCGCCACATTGAGACCCATGAATAGCAAAGACAAAGCCATTCTTGGCTCGTATGCCCGCAGCTTCCTGACCGGCGCTCTCACCCTGTATATGGCAGGCGAGACAGACCCACGCCAGCTCATTGCCGCAGGCGTTGCAGCGATCCTGCCCCCACTGCTTCGCTGGCTAAACCCCAACGATCAGGCCTTTGGTCGTGGCAGCAAAAAAGAAAGCTAACGGACGGCCCTACACGGGCTTCAACGGCATCGCAGGCGGCACAAGCTCAGGCTTGCAGATGCTCATTCGGCGCATTGAACGCGAGACCGCCAAAGGACTTTGGAACAATGGCGCCTGGGGTATTCGTGACATGAAAGGCAAGCCAGGCAACCCCAGCGTGCACTCAACCGGCAGAGCCGTAGACATGAGCTGGCGCGACATGCCAGACGACCGAGGGCGCCCCAACTATCGGCCACAAGCCCAAAAGATCATCGACCTACTAGTGCAGAACGCTGACGACATCGGCCTCGAAATGGTGATCGACTACTTCCCCCATCCGTGGGGTCGAGCGTGGCGCTGTGACCGCAACCGCTGGCGCAAATATGACGGACGCACCGTGTCAGGTGCACCTGGCGGCGACTGGTACCACCTTGAGATCAGCCCCGCCATGGCCGCCGATCCAGAAGGCATGAAAGCCGCACTAGATAAGGCTTTCGCAGTAAGTCCACCACAACCCTGAAGTAGTGCTCTAGGGTCGGAGATACCGACGAAAGGAGCAAGCTATGGCTGATTGCCGCATGTACATCTACGAGGTCATGAAGACCCGCATCGATACCAACCAGGAGGTGATCGTGCAGATCTTCCGTGAACCAGACGACCTCAGGGTCATCCACGCCCAGATCGCTTTCAAGAACGCTGTGGGCGATTCTTGGGGCGTCCCCTACCAGCTGGAGGTAATCGGATGAAAGCCGTTGTCTATATCGCAGGCTGTCTGAGTGCCCTGTTGGGCCTTTCGTGGCTCCCAGAGGCTCCTGACGCGTCTGAGACGATTGTGGAAGCACCCCCCGCCACAATCTTTGACGCTTACACCTACGGCGAAATGCCCTACGCAGAAGTGCCTGCACCAGAGACCACAACCACATCAACTACCACGACGGTCTGGGTGGAACCAGAACCAAAGACCGAATGCGAAGCAGCCCTGCAGATCGCCCTCGATGTTGGCTGGCCAGCCGACCAAATGGCCACCCTGGCGCGCGTCCTGTGGCGTGAGTCGCGCTGCTCGTTCGGCCCAGTACTGAACCCAGACGACCCCATGGGCGGCTCCTACGGCCTCATGCAAATAAACGGCTTCTGGTGCACCCCATCGAGCTCATGGCCTGCCGGATGGCTCCAAGCCAAAAAGATCGTCATGACCTGTGTAGACCTGTACGGCGCCGAAGCCAACCTGCGCGCCGGTCTAGCCATCTGGCGTAATTCTGGGTGGCACCCATGGGGTATGAAGTAATGCAACATCACGAATGGAACGACTCACTATCGGAGGAGACCCGACAAATGATCCTGAACAGCACACTCAAGGCCTACGGCCAATTCTTAGACCAACTCACCACACCACGCGGCAAGCTGTCCAAAGCAGCCCAAGAGCGCCAACTATTAGCTCGACGCATCAAGAACATCGCAGTCGATCTCAGCCTCGAAGGACGCGACGCAGACGCCAACGTCTTGTATGAGGTCGTGGACGCGCTTGGCGGCGTATGAAGCCCGTCATCAACTTGACTAGCTGGGAACATCAAGAAGCCTGCAAAGAGGCCTACAAGCGTCTCAGCGTATGGGTAGGGCAACACAGCTACATTGATCGCAACATGCAAGACGCCAACGTCCTAGGCGCTTGCGGTGAAGCCGCTGTAGCCAAATGGCTGCGCCTGGACTATGTGCGCCGCGACGATTGGCAAGCAGGCGACCCTGACCTATACCCAGACATCGAAGTCAAAACCAGTCAGCTATACGGTGAGCACCGCCCCAGGCTGATCTTGCAAGGCAACAATCGACCAGAGCGCCGCTACGTCCTAGTCACCAAACAACGGCACCGTGGCTATCACTACACGATCGAGGGCTGGGCATATGGCTGGGAAGTGTTCGACAGCGGCATCGAATATCAACCGGACAGCGGCAGAGGCGGCAGACACGGCTCCTACTGGCTAGATCCACGCATGCTGCACGACCCTGAAGAACTGCGCGCCAGCGTTCTGCTAGAACTATAAAAACCGACACAGAAAGACCCCGACTATGGCATTCGACCTAAGCAACTATGAGACCGTAGAAGACCGCCTAGCACGCTTCTGGACCGATCACCCAGACGGACGCATCCACACTGACCTAGTGGCACAAGACGGCGACCAGGTGATCTTCAGTGCCGCCATCTACTTCCACACAGACGACACACACCCACGCGCCACCGGCTACGCCGAAGAGCTCAGAGGCTCTAGCCCAGTAAACAAGACCAGCCACCTGGAGAACTGCGAGACCAGCGCCATCGGTCGAGCACTCGCAGGATGCGGCTACGCAACGAAAGGCAAGCGCCCCAGCCGTGAAGAGATGACCAAAGTGCAACGGATGAGCAGCGAATTAGACCGCCCACAGCTAGGCAGCGCAGCAGCACGGCCAGGAGGCTTTGCCAGCCCTAAACAGATCGGCTTCATAAAGAAGCTGGCAAAAGACCGAGGCCTAGACGACCTAGGCACCCTGGAAGCAATCCACGACATACTGCAAGACAAAGCCGTTGTCGTTGAGACTCTTACAAGCCAGCAAGCCAGCCGCGTGATCGAGGCCTGGAAGTGAACGAGGCGACACTCAAGTCGGCGGTGATTAGCGTCGCACGAATGAAGGGCTGGCTTATTCACCACGACCTGCCAGCAATGAACCGGCGCGGCAGATGGGCAACCCACGTCGAAGGTGATGTCGGGTTCCCAGACCTAGTGCTATTGTCCCCCCACCATGGGCAGCTCATCTTCGTCGAACTCAAATCTGAGAAGGGCCGCACAACGAGCTCACAAGATAACTGGCTGGACGCTTTGGCTCTTGCTGGCGTCGAGTATCACGTTATCCGTCCTGCTGATCTTGAGTTCATAACTCACAGGCTGACAAGGCCCGAGCTGTACGTATAGGCCCTTATGGGGCAGGCCACATCGATGGCCCATGACCTACCAGGGGTCGCGCTCTGGATGGATAACACACGGGAACGTGGGTAGATCGACGCGCCTCAATACTGCTAGACGAAAGTGGCGATGCAAAGCGTCGAGGCGTCAAGTGAAAGTAATGCATCAAGTGGGAATCGGTTAGGGCAACCCGATGGGTGGGCATTACACATCTCTGCCCGCACACAGATGACTAAGGTTGCAAACAACACAACACAAGAAAGCCAGACCCGACATGACGCTTCACCACACCAAACCGATGGCAAGGCCGCAGGCCGCGGCAGCACAACGAGCGAAGCGAGGCGTGAGCAATGCCTAGACAACACACAACCAACGACCCCACCTACCGCAAGAACCGCAAACTCATCCTCGACCAACACCCCCCGTGCACCTGGTGTGGGGGGGCAGCCGACACCGTAGACCACATCATCCCCGTCATGAACGGGGGCGGCAACGAACTCACCAACCTCAGACCAGCATGCCGCAGCTGCAACAGCAGAGCAGGACAAAGATCCAAAGCACAAAACACACAAGCACGACTAGCAGCACGAGCCGAACACATGCGAGACCACGGCATACCCATACGCAAAGCCAATGAACACAAGACTCATTTGTTGGGAGGCACCCCACTGCCCCCGACCCTGTGCTTCCCTCCGCGAGGGGACGACCAGCCA